ATTATTTCAAATTTAATTTCAACTCATTGTTGCGTGCATCAGCAAATGACCGCGCGGATTTTTACAACAAAGGCATCCGCGGTGGTTGGTTGTCACGCAATGAGGCACGCGAATTCGAAGATGCAAACGGATTTGATGGTGGTGATGAATATTTGATTGAAACCAATTTGATGCCATCGTCAAAAATTGACGCATACATGGATGCAAAAATTGAACAATTGATGGCAAGCGCAGACAAAAACAACAACCCCGATGGGGTAAATAATACCGAAGTAATTTAAAATGAAACAAGAACGCAGAACCATCACCGGATCAGTTCACGCACGCGCCATCGGCGATGGCATGCCCAAAGAAATTGGAGGCATTGCCGCCGTTGTTAACAGCGTGACCGATTTAGGGTATTTCGAAGAAGTAATTGAACGCGGTGCGTTTGATTACGCATTATCACGCGAATACGACATCCGCTGTTTGTTTAACCACGAATCGGATTTGATTTTAGGTCGTACAAAGGCCGAAACATGCAAAGTGTTTGTCAATGCTGATGGCAATTTGGAATATACATGGATTCCCGATTACGAAAACCCGACCCACATGTCGGTTGTTCGTTCAATCATGCGCGGTGACATCACACAATCATCATTTGCGTTTACCATCAAAGAACAATCATGGGCGGATTCAACCAAATATGGAACAATGGGCAAACGCACAATCAAAATAATTGATGAATTGTTTGATGTTTCGCCGGTTACTTATCCCGCATATTCAGACACCGAAGCCGATGCGCGTTCAATTATCAAAATGCGTGATGAAGAATTGCAAATACAAGCCGCGGAACAATCACAAATTGATGCGGACATTTTGAAAGTTGCATTGTTGAGATACAAAAACCTTTAAAACAAACAAAAAATCATGAATAAAATTAAAGCATTAAAAGAAGAACGCGGCCGTTTGCTTGGCGAATTGTCAGCGTTGCAAACCACCATTGAAAAGGAAGCCCGTTCAATGGCCGAAAGCGAAAACAACCGTTTGACCGAAATTGAAGCCCGTTTGGGTGCAATTAAGGCCGAGGTTGAAACTTTGGAAAAATTGCAAAACCTTGCAGCGCAAGCCGCCGGACACAGCGCAAGCCGCAGCGAAGAAAAGGAAAAAGAAGCAATGAAAGAAAATTATTCTTTCAAACGCGCAATGGAAATGGCCATCACCGGTCGCCGCGATGGTGTTGAAGCCGAATTCAACCAAATGGCCGCCGCTGAATTTCAGCGTTCAGGCGTAAGCGTTAGCGCGCATTCAATGAAAGTGCCATCAGAGGTTTTCAAACGCGACATGAGCGTGACCGGAGGTTCAGCTGGTTCAGAAGGTGGCGTCAATGTTCAAACCAATGTTGGATCAATCATCGATGTGTTATTGCCAAAAACCGTATTGCGCGGATTGGGCGTTCAGCAATTGTCAGGATTGGTTGGAAATTTGGACATGCCAACCGCGTCAACTGTGCCATCAGCCGGTTGGAATACTGAAAACGGCAGCGCGACCGAAAAGTCACCCGCATTCAGCAAAGTAACATTCAGCCCCAAGCGTTTGGCCGCCTACATTCAGGTTTCAAATCAGTTGATGTTGCAATCATCAAACAGCATTGACACATATGTTCGCAACTGGTTGTTGAACGCAATGGCTCAATCATTGGAAACAGCCGCCATCAAAGGTGGTGGTTCAAACGAACCAACCGGCATCATTGCCAACGCCAATGTCAATGTAACTTTTGCCGGCGGCGCAACATCAAACGCAACAAACGCCAACGGTATTGCACCGGTTTGGGCTGATGTTGTTAATTTGATGAAAGCGGTTGAAAACGCAAACGGTGAAGGTGTTGCATATTTGACAAACCCAAAGGTGAAGGCAGCATTGCAAACAATTCCCCGTCAATCATCAGGTGTTGAAGGCAATTTCATTTGGCCCGCGGGCGGTTTTGATTTGAACGGTTACCCCGTTGCTACATCAACACTTGTTCCTTCAAACTTGTCAAAAGGTAGTTCATCTACATTGTCGGCCATGATTTTTGGTGATTTCAGCAAAATGGCCATCGCTTCATGGGGTGGAATGGAATTGACTGTTGACCCATACAGCGGCGCAACCGCCGGTTTGACCAATGTTGTGTTGAACGCTTATTTGGATTGCAATTTGTTGCAACCAACCGCATTCGCTGTTTGCAAAGACATCGTTGCATAATTAATTGCCCGTGCGGGGGCATTAAAGTTCGCACACGGTGGGTCAACTTGACTGTTTGGCCCACCGGCCATGAAAGTGAAATTTTTGATTAACCCATCGGGCAAATTTAATTTGTCGTACAATATTGGCGAAATCGTTGAAATGGAATCCAAACAAGCGGAATTATTGTTGGAGGCCGAGGCGGTTGAACTGGTTATTGAAGAAGTAGTTGAAAAGCCCAAAGCAAAGAAAAAACCCGTTAACCCTGAAACCGCATTGGATGCGGAATAACCATGTTTGTTGCACGCAATTACACCGCATTTTCACACGCCGCAACCGATTATATTTCGGTCGCTGATGCAAAGACGCATTTGCGCGTGACATCATCATCCGATGACACATACATCGGTGGATTGATTGCAATGGCATTGGATGCGTGCGGTCAATATATTGGTTATACGGTAAGAAAAGGAACGGCCAAATATGGTTTTGATGGATTTACCGGTCAACCGGCCCTGATTAACCCCGTGAACGGGTTAAACATCCCGTCCGGTAATTATTTGCGCATTAATTCACGCGTTTTGGCGGTGAATTCCGTTTCTTATGTAAACGATTCCCAAGCCATCACCGCATTTGATTCCGCTGATTGGATCACCGCGCCAAATCCAATGGGGTTGTTTTCACGAAACATATTTATTGAAAACGCGCCAACAAGCGTGACCGATGATGTCATCAAATACATTGTTGAAATCACCGAAGGTTTTGAACTGGCAAGCGCAACAAGCGTAAACCCCGACACATTGTTTCCGGCATCAATTAAACATGCGGCATTGTTGTTGGTTGGTCAATATTATGACAACCGGATGGCCATCACCGTTGGTGTTCAAAACAACCCGATTCAATTTGGTTTTCAGTATTTGTTAGACCCTTACAAAATTAGCGTTATATCATGAACCCCGGATTGATGGATGAATTGGTCACAGTTCAACAATTTACAACAACCACCGATTCAAACACCGGTGAAAAGTTGCAATCATGGTCGACCTATTCAACCCCATGGGCAAGGATTCAGGAAAGCGAATCGGGTTCGGAATCGGTTGATTCGGACCGCCGCGAAGCAAAACAAACCGTGACATTTTCAATGCGATACGATTCAGGCATCACAACCAAAATGCGCATTCTTTGGGAATCCAAATATTACAACATCATCAATATTGCGGATTTGGAACGCCGCATGTATTTACGCCTTCAAACTGAATTAGTGCAATGACAAAAACGACGGCATATTTTCAGAAAAACAAATTGGCAATTGATGAATTCCGCAATTTGCAAATTGATTCGCCCATTATGGGTCAATTTATCGAGCAAGCCGGGCGCATATTTATAACATTGGCAAAAGCGAAAATCAATGTCAAAACCGGCAATTTGCGCAATTCAATTGGATTTATTGAACGCGACAACCGTGGCAAGGGTCGCGCATTCCGTTTGATTGGCGCGCGTGTTTATGGTCCTTACAAGGGATTTCATGCCCATTTAATCGAAGAAGGAACGGCCGACCGTACACCAAGCCGGAAAAAGAAAACAAGCGCATCAGGCGCAAAATATGGAAAGAACATCGGCCCGGCAAAACCATTCATGCGACCCGCATTTGAATCGGGCAAAAATTTATATATTCAGGCAATGAACAAATTGGTCACAACGCATTTGGCAGACAAAGTCAAACGCGCGGGCCTTCAAACCAAATAAAAAAAAATAAAAAAATAATATTATGCCAAGCACAGGAATCACTAACGGAACGCTGATTGCAATTTACAAAGACATCAGCGGCACATTGACCAAAATCGCAAACGCGACATCAAACGATTTTTCAATCACCAAAGACATGATTGAAACCACTAACAAGGATTCAGCCGGTGCGAAAGAATACATCGCGGGCGAATACGGGTACACCATGAGTGTTGAAGGTATGTTCGAAGAAGATGCAAGCGTTGGCGCGGGCATCAGCTGGAAAGAAATCATCACCGATTTGTTGGCCGGCACATCCGTGACAATCGTGATGACATCCAATGTTAGCGGCGATTTGAAATTGAGCGGATCAGCATTTTTCAACGAATTAAATTTGACCGCCCCACAAAACGATGTTGCGACATTCACCGCATCAATTCAAGGAACGGGCGCATTGACCGTTGGAACAATCTAATTTTGAAATTGTTGCGTATATTCGCAACATGAACACGATTACAATCGGGGGTGTTCAACACCCCCTTTTTTTTAACATGCGCGCCATTGAAAACATAATGGCCGAATTTAATTTGGAAGATTTCACGCAGTTGGGCGAAAACATGACGGCCAACAACATTGCACATTCATTGAAATTTGCGCGGGCATGCGCATATTTTGGGATTCAATCCGGTTGCAAAAAGCAAGGTCAAAAATTCCCATTTGTGGACATTGATGATTTTGCGGATGCCATCGAATCATTCAGCGAAATCGAACCCGTAATTTTGCAATTCACCAAAGCGGTCGAAGAATTTTTCAAACCCCGTCAAGGCACATCGGAAACGGTGGGAAAGTAGATTCGGCCAAATCTGAATCCCTAACATTTGACCGATTACGCGAAATCGCATTTGGCGAAATGGGAATGGATGACGCATCGTTTGATGATTGCCATCCAAAATATTTTCGTTTACGCTTGTTTGGCATGAGAAATGCCCAAGAACAACAATACCGAAATCAATGGGAATTGTCCCGGTGGATGGCGGCAACGATGATTTCGCCACATTTGAAAAAGCCAATTAGCCCACAAAAGTTGATGAAATTCCCGTGGGAAAAATCAAACCATGACGATATTGTTGCAAAGGTTACGCGCTATGCGGATATATTTGCGAAGTTGACACCGCCCGCCGAAGCATGAAAGCAATAAACGCCATTTACAATGTTTTATCCAACAATTCCGCATTGACAGCGGTTATTGGCACAAACATAAACCCATTGCGCATTGTGCAAGGTGTCCCATATCCGGGCATCACAATTCGCGTCACAGCGGTGACACCGCATCCATCCAAATCCGGTCATTCAAAAACGGATTGGGCGAATGTTGAAGTTAACATATATGCGACAACATACACGCAATGTGTTCAAATTGCAGATTTGACGCGCACGGCATTGGAGGTGACAACACCGGGGACATTCAACGGGGTGTATACAT